GCTGCAGCCGGGCTGGTCGATGGGGTTCGCCAGCGACAACGGCAAGACCCTGACGGTCGCGGTCAATCCCACCGGCGGCGGGCAGATCCTGATGCCGGGCACGCGCGGCGCCGAGCCGTCGCTGACCCTGTACGGCCAGAACTACGAGCTGGTCCGGCTCGAATACGACGGCAGCGGCAATTTCCGGGTGGCCGCGGCGACGCCGGCGACGGCCTCGGCCAACGGCATGTTTCCGGCGACCGGGACGCCCGCAAGCAGCGCCGCCGCCTGCCAGACCGGCCAGGTCGAGTTCGATTCGAACTTCCTCTACGCCTGCACCGCGCCGAACACCTGGAAACGCTCAGCCTGGAGCAATTTCTGATGCCTCCTCAAGGCGGTATACGCACCCCGCTGGCGGGGCTGTTCTCGCCCGGCGAGCCGCTGGTTCCGCCCGAGCGCGAGCGGCTGCGCGGCTGGGACTATCCGGTCGGCGCCAACACGATCTACACGCCGCGCGCCGGCGAGCCGGTCTCCTTCGCCGAACTGCGCGCGCTCGCCGAGGCGCACGACATCACCCGCCTGGCGATCGAGACGCGCAAGGACCAGATCGAACGGCTCGACTGGGCGATCAAGCCGCGCGGCGCGCGCCGGCTGCCGCGCGGCGACATTCCGGCGCGGATCGCCCGGGTCGAGGCGTTCTGGCGCCGGCCCGACGGCGAGCGGCCGTTCGCCACCTGGCTGCGCGACCTGCTCGAGGACCTGCTGGTGCTCGACGCGCCGGCGCTCGAGCTGCGGCGCAACCGCGGCGGTGCGCTGATCGGGCTCGACGTCGTCGACGGCGCAACGATCAAGCTGCTGATCGACGAGACCGGGCGGCGGCCGCGGCCGCCGGCGCCGGCCTTCGAGCAGGTGATTCACGGGCGGCCGTGGAAGCTGCTCACCGCCGACGAACTGCTCTACCTGCCGCGCAACCCGCGACCGCACAAGGCCTACGGGTTCAGCCCGGTCGAGCAGATCGTGATGACGGTCAACATCGCGCTGCGGCGCCAGGCGATGCAGCTCCAGCACTTCACCGAGGGCAACGTGCCGCCCGGTCTCCTGTCGGCCCCGGACGGCTGGAACCCGGAGCAGATCCGCCAGTTCCAGGAATGGTTCGACAGCGTGCTCGCCGGCAACACCGCGGCGCGCACGCGGCTCGTCTGGGCGCCGGGCGGGACCAAGTACCAGGCGTTCAGCGAGCCGCCCTACAAGGACGAGTTCGACGAGTGGCTGGCGCGCATCGTCTGCTACGCCTTCTCGCTGCCGCCGACCGCCTTCACCCGCCAGATCAACCGCGCCACCGCCGAAACCGCGCAGGAAGCCGCGGCCGACGAGGGCATGGCGCCGCTGATGGGCTGGGTCAAGCGGCTCGCCGACCATGTGATCCAGGACCGGCTGGGCGAACCCGATCTCGAATTCGCCTGGGGCGAATTGCGCCCGGGCGACCCGATGGAGCAGGCCCGGATTCTCGACACCTATGTCCGCGCCGGCATCTATGCGGTCAACGAGGCCCGCGACCTGCTCGGTCTCGACCCCGTCCCCGGCGGCGAGCGGCCGGCGATGCAGCCGGCCGCGGCCAATCCCTCCCGATGAAGGAAGCTGACGCGATGCGCTTTTATGCCCCGATCGCCAAGATCGACGCCGACGAACGCATGGTCTGGGGCTATGCCTCGACCGAGGCGGAGGACGACCAGGGCGAAATCGTCACCCGCGCGGCGCTCGCCGCCGCGCTCGCCGACTACATGAAATTCGCCAATATCCGCGAGATGCACCGGATGTCGGCGGTCGGCGTCGCCGAGGAGGCGACGGTGGACGAGCGCGGCCTGTTCGTCGGTGCCCGCATCGTCGACCCCGCCGCCTGGGAGAAGGTGCGCGAGGGCGTCTACAAGGGCTTCTCGATCGGCGGCAAGATCAAGTCGCGCGACCCGGCCGACCGCCGCGTCATCACCGCGCTGGCGCTCAGCGAGATCAGCCTGGTGGACCGCCCGGCCAACCCCGAGGCGGTGTTCGACTGCTGGAAAAGCGACGGCGGCGAGGCGACGGCCGAGGCCCATGACGCGACGATGACCTGCCTGCACGAGGTGATCGGCCGGCTCGACGCCTGCCTCAAGGCGCTCAACGAGATCGAGCTGGCCAAGGCCTTCGTCGGCGAAATCCTGCCGCGGCTCGACGCGCTGGCGAAGCGGGTCGACGAGATCGCGGCGACGCCGCTGCCGCCGCTGACCGCCGGGCGCGGGCTCAGCGCCATCGCCAAGCGCGACGACGGCGCGGCCGCGTCCGCCTCGCCCGACGAGGTCGTCGCCGCCCTCGCCCGGATGAGCGAGGAGGAACGCACGCTGGCGCTGATCAAGGCGGCGCACGCCACCCCGATCCGGCCGCCGATGCGATAGCCGGCCCGGACCCGACAGGTTTCCCGTACCCGCCGCTTCGGCGGGTTTTTTGCTGCCCGCTGGAGGGAAGGAAAGGATGAACCCCACGCAAGACACGCTCGACCTCGTCAAGGGCGCGCTGCGCTCGCCCGACGACCGCATCGCCAAGGCGATCTCGACCGGCACCGGCCTCGTCGCCTTCGACCTGCAGGCGCCGGCGAAGAACCTCTACCCGTTCGTCACGCCGATCCGCAACGTCATCCCGCGCGTCGGCGGCGGCACCGGCACGGCGACCACCTGGCGCCAGGTGACCGCGCTCGTCGGCTCCGGCTTCGACGCGATGGGCTGGGTCCCGGAGGGCCAGCGCTCGGGCCAGATGAGCTACACCACCGCGACCCGCTCGGCGACCTACGTGACGATCGGCGAGGAGGACGCGGCGACCTACGAGGCGATCAGCGCCGGCCGCCAGTTCGAGGACGTGCAGGCGCGGATGACCTTCCGCCTGCTGCAGAAGATGATGCTGAAGGAGGAGATGGCGATCCTCGCCGGCAACGCCTCGCTCGCGCTCGGCACGCCGGCGACGCCGGCGCTGTCCGCCTCCGGCACCGGCGCGACGCTGCCGGCGGGGACCTATTACGTCAAGGTCGTCGGGCTGACCCTCGAAGGCTACCAGAATTCGAGCCTCGCCGGCGGCGTCGCCACGACCAAGGAGATCACCGGCGCCGACGGCAAAAGCTACACGCTGTGCGGCGGTTCGTCCGCCATCTCGGCGGAGGCGAGCCAGGCGGTGACCCTGGGCCAGACGCTGTTCGCCAGCGTCGCCCCGCTGCAGGGCGCGGTCGCCTATGCCTGGTATGTCGGGACCGCGAGCGGCGCGGAGAAGCTCGAAGCGATCACGACGATCAACTCGGTCGCGTTCCCGGCGCCGCTTGCCGGCACCGGCCAGGCGCAGTCGGCGATCACCGGCGACAACTCGGCCAATCCGAGCTACGCCTATGACGGGCTGCTGACCAGCGCGCTGAAAAGCGGCTCCAACGCCTATGTCCGGGTGCTGCCGACCGGCACCGCCGGCACCGGCACGCCGCTGACCGCGTCCGGCCGCGGCTCGGTGGTCGAGATCGACGCGATGTTCCAGACGATGTGGAACAATTTCCAGCTCTCGCCGACGGTGCTCTACGTCAACGTGCAGGAGCTGAAGAACATCACCGACAAGGTGCTGTCCAACGCCTCGGCGCCGCTGCTGCGCTACGAGGTGGCCGGCGACGGTAATGCCTACGACCTCGCGGCGGCCGGGGCGGTGTCGTACTACTTCAACCCGTTCGCCCTCAATGGCGGGCTCCGCATCCCGATCCGCATCCACCCGCGGGTGCCGCCGGGCACGATCGTCGGCTGGGCCGAGACCCTGCCGATCCAGTACCAGTCGAACGAGGTGCCCAACGTCGCCGAGGTCAAGACCCGGCAGGACTATTACCAGATCGACTGGCCGGTGGTGACCCGGCAGCGCCAGGTCGGCGTCTATGCCGAGGAGGTGCTCGCGGTCTACGCCCCGTTCGCGATGGGCGTCATCACCAATATCGGCAACGGCTGAGGCGGGGCGGGGCGATGGCGTTCGGCGACCTGACCACGCTCGACGACGTCAAGGCGTGGCTGCAAAGCGGGCAGAACCCGTTTCCGGCCACCGACGATGCGCTGCTCGGGCGGCTGATCACCGCGGCGAGCCGGTTCATCCAGAGCTGGCTCGGGCGCCAGATCGCGGTTGCCGACTGGCTCGAAATCCGCGACGGCAGCGGCGGGCAGCGCCTCGCCTTCGCCAACTTCCCGGTGCTGGCGGTGCTGTCGCTGACGATCGACGGGCTGGCGATCCCGCCGGCGCCGGCGGACGGCCGCTTCGCCGCCGGCTATGTCTTCAGCCCGACCGAGCTGGTGCTGCGCGGCTATGTCTTCACCCGCCGCGCCCGCAACGTCGTCGTCAGCTATACCGCCGGCTACGAGGCGACGCCGCCCGACCTCGCCCAGGCCTGCATCGAGCTGGTGTGCCAGCGCTACCGCGAACGCGGCCGCATCGGCGAGGTATCGAAGGCGCTCGGCGGGGGCGAGACCGTCACCTTCTCGCAGAAGGACATGAGCGACGACGTGAAGACGGCGCTGTCGCAGTATCGCGCGGTCGCGCCGAGCTCGGGCTTTGCCCGCATGCTGGCGCCGACGGCGACCGATCCGGCCTTGCTGGCGGGCGGGCTGTGATCACCGCCCGCCTCGACGGCGGCGACGCGCTCGCCGCCCGTCTCGCCGCCCTGCCGGCAACGCTGAACGCCAGCCTGGCGCAGGCGGTCGCGGAGCTCGGCCGGGCGCTCTATCTGCGGGTCGAGCGCAACCTGTCGGGCGCGGTCTTGCAGCGGCGCAGCGGCCGGCTGGCGGCGAGCGTCGCGGTCGCGGTCGAGCGCCGCGGGTCGGCGGTATCCGCGACGCTGAAGACCGATGTGCCCTACGCGGCGATCCACGAATACGGCGGCATCCTGCCGGCCCGCCTCGTGCTGCCGCAGCGCGGCCGCGCCCTGGCCTTTCCGTGGCGGGGCCAAGAGCGCTTTTTCGCCCGCGTGTCGGTTCCGCCGGCGGCGATGCCGGAGCGCTCGTTCATGCGCTCGGCCCTCGCCGACATGGCGCCGGAAATCCGCGCCGCGCTGACCCGCGCGGCGCTCGCCGCGGCGGCGCGGGCGGTGACGACATGATCGCGCGCGAGGCGATCTATGCGGCGCTGTTCGCCCGCGTCGCCGCGGCGGCGCCGTTCGTCACCTGCGAGCGGCGGCTGCGCCACTGGAGCGACGTCGCGCCGCCCGAGCAGCCGGCGCTGTTCCTGGCGCAGAAATCGGAGACCGCCGAGACCAAGGCGCTCGGCGCGCCGACGGTGTGGACGCTCGCCGTCGACCTCTACCTCTACGTCCATTCGGGCGATCCGTACCGGCCGCCGGCGACGCTGCTCAACCCGCTGATCGATGCGGTCGAGGCGGCGCTGGCGCCGTCGCCGGCGACCGGGCTGCAGGATCTCGGCCTGCCCGACATGGTCCGGCACGCCTGCCTCGCCGGCAAGATCGAGACCGACGAGGGCGTGCTCGGCGACCAGGCGGTGGCGATCCTGCCGATCGAAATCCTCTGTCTTTAGAAGGGAGTGCCGATGATGGCCGAAACTGCCGCCGCGAAGGACGGCGCACCCGCTCCGCCGCACCCGCTCGACGCCGTCGTCGAGCGCTGGTGGGACGACCACTTCCCCGGCTCGGCGGTGGCCCGCGTGACCGCCGCGTGGAACCACGCTTTCGCCGCCAAGGAAGAGCTCAAGCGGCGCTTGAAGGAGGGCCTGTAACATGCAGCTGGCATTCGGCGCCGGCGCGCTGTGGGGCAACCGCACCGACGTGACCGGCTCGGGTATCGGGCCCGACCAGTTCGGCATTCTCCAGGACGTCCAGATCGACTGGGACTGGACGACCAAGGAATTGTGGGGCCAGTACCAGTTCCCGCTCGATATCGCGCGCGGCCAGGGCAAGATCACCGGCAAGGCCAAGTTCGCGCGCATCTTCGGCGCGATCTACGGCGATCTGTTCTTCGGCCAGAGCCCGGCCAGCGGCCAGCTCACCGTGGCCGAGAACGAGGCGGCGACGGTGCCGGCGACCACCCCGTTCACCGTCAGCGTCGCCAATGCCGCCACCTACAGCGACGATCTCGGCGTCTATTACGCCGCCGGGGTCAATGCCGGCAACCGGCTGGTCCGGGTGACGACGCCGGCGGCGGCGGGCCAGTATTCGGTCAACCTGGCGACCGGGGTCTACAGCTTTGCCGCCGGCGATGCCGGCGCCGCGCTGCTGGTCTCCTATCTCTACAGCGCTACGAGCGGGCGCAAGCTGGTGCTGACCAACCAGCTCGCCGGCTTCACCCCGACCTTCAAGGCGACCTTCTACACGGTGAAGACCACCCAGGGGGTGCCGGCCGGGCTGTCGCTGGTGCTGAACGCCTGCACCGCAACCAAATTGTCGCTGCCGACCCGCACCGACGATTACGAAATCCAGGAATTCGACTTCAGCGCCTTTGCCGACGCCACCGGCACGATCGGCACGCTCAGCACCGGCGAGTGACGATGGCGAGGCTCAAGCTGGCCGGCCGCGACTACGAGCTGCGGCCGCTGACGCTCGGGCAGCTCCGCCTGCTGCTCGACGCGATCGCCGCGCTCGGCGGCAAGAGCGGCGGCGCCCTGGTCGAGGCGGCGGCGCAGATCATCGCCGCCGGGCTGTCCCGCGCTCACCCGGAATTGACCGTCGAGGCGGTCATGGCGCTGGAGATCGGCCTCGACGAGGCTAACGCCGCGGTCGCCGCGATCCTCAATGCCGCCGGGCTGTCCCGCGCCGAGGCCGGGGCGGGGGAAGGGTTGCCGGTGGCGAGTGCCGAGCCCGGCTCGCCGGCGTCTACGGCGCCCTCGCCACCGGCTGCGGCTATTCCTACCCGGTCATCGACCGGATGACACTGGCCGAGGCGGAGGAGATTTTCGCCTATTGGGCCGACAACCCGCCGGCGCACCTGATGCTGCAGGCGATCGCCGCGATGCTCGGCTGGAACAAGAAGGCGCGCGACGAGCCGGCCGACCTTGCCGCGCTGGCGGCGGCGCCGGGGATTCGTGTGGTCTCCGGCCCCCACGGCATGCCGGAGCCGGTGCTCGATGCCGAGGCGATGCGGGCCCGCAACCGGCAGCGCCGGCTCGCGCTGCGGTTGCCGGACGGCGAGGCCAGCCGCTAGGTTTGCGCGATGCGCCCCGCTCTCCTCGCCGCCCTGGCGGCGGTCGTTGCCGCCTGCGCTGCGCCGCCGCCGCCGGTGCCGGCGGTGCCGCCGCCGAGCCAGCGGCCCGGCTGCGTCGGCACCGCGGTGGCCGACTGCATCCTGTCGCTCGCCGCCGCGACTCGGTTCGACGCCGATCGCGCCGCCGCCCAGCTGATGCTGCGGCGCGAGCTCGACGTCAACGGCAAGCCGGCGCACCGGCTGATCGCCCTGCCGGTGCTGTTTCCCGGCAGCCAGGTGGCGCTGATCCTGCATCTCGAGCTGGCGCCCGATATCGCCGACGACCGCGTCGTGCGGGTCACGGTGCTGCTGCCGCACGACCCGGGCACGCGGCACACCGAGCGCGAGTTCGACGAATTGTTTCTCTACGACATCGTCGCGGCCGCGCTCGGCAACCGCTGTCCCGATCTGGCCAAGCCCGCCTTCTACCGGTTCTTCGAAAACCGGCTCAAGGCGGCGGTGGTGACCGACAAGAAGGTCGAGCGGCGCGGCATCTTCAACCACACGACGCTGTTCTCGCACGCCGACGACATTCCCTATTGCGGGGTCCGGTTCAGCCTGCGCGGCATCGTCGAGTTCGACGGCTACCAGCCGGTGCCGTCGGCCCGCGGCATCAAGACCGCGACGACCCTCGTCCTCGAATAGCGGCGGCGGCCCCGGCGGCCGGCGCGCCCGGCCCAGGGGTGGTTCATGGCGGATGACGTCCGGATCAGGTTCGGCGCCGACGTCTCGGCGGCCGAGGCGGCGATGGACGCGCTCGGCGCCGCGATCGGCAACGTCTCGTCCTCGCTCGACCTGCTGTCGCAAAGCGCGCTGCGGCGCTTTCGCAGCGCGATGCAGACGATGGTCGACATCAAGCAGATCTCGACCCAGCAGGCGCTCGGCTTCGACATCCAGTACACGGCGCAGCTTTACGACCAGCTCGGCGACCGCCTCGAGGCGATCGTGCGGACGGACGGCGCCTCGCTCGAAGAAAAGCAGGGGGTGATGGCGGCGCTGATGCAGCTCGAGGCGCAATACGGCGAGACCGCCGCCGCCGACCAGCAGAAGCTCGCGGACGCCGCCCGCCGCGAGGCCGACCGCATCGGGCGCGCCTACGAACAGGCCTTCGACCGGCTCGGCAGCGGCGTGCAGCGCACCTTCAACGAGATGCTGACCGGGCAGACCACCTGGGCCAAGGGCTCGGCGCGGCTGATGCAAGAGGTCGAGACCTTCTTTCTCGACCAGATCGAGACGATGGCGGCGAAATGGGCCGCCTCGGGCCTTGCCGGGCTGGCCGGCGGGGCGGTGTCCTCGGCGGTGACGGCGGCGCAGGCCGCCGGCGGCAGCGGGCTCGGCGCCGGGCTGATGGCGCTGGTCGGCATCAACCAGCCCGGCGGACTGTTCGGCAGCGGGCTGTTCTCCGGCGCCGGCACGGCGGCCGAGGCCACCGCGCTTGCCGCCAACACCACCGCGCTTGCCGCCAATACGACCGCGATGGCGACGCTGACCGCGGCGCTGACCGGCGCGGCGGCGGCGAGCGGCGGGGCGGCCGCGGCAAGCGGGCTCGGCGCCGCCGGCGCGGCGGCGGGCGGGGCTGCCGCCGGCGGCGGCGGCTTCTTCGCCTGGCTCGGCGGGCTGTTCGGCTTCGCCAAAGGCGGCATCGTGCCGAGCGCCGCCGGGGGCTGGGTGCTGCCGAACTTCGCCGGCGCCACCCCGGCGCTGCTGCACGCCCGCGAGATGGTGCTGCCGGCGCCGATCAGCGACGGGCTGCAGGCGATGATCGCCGGCGGCGGCGCGGCGCATTTCCACGCGCATTTCCACGGCCCGGCCGACGCTCCCGCGATCAGCCGCTGGTTCCGCGACAACCTGCGCCAGAACGCCGGCGCGATCCGCGACATGTTCCGCCAGAACGCGCTGACCCCGCGCAATTTCTAGGACCGCTCGTGACCGCAATCTTCCCCGAGCTGCCCGGCCTCGGCTGGAGCGTCAGCAAGCAGCCGCGCTTTGCCACCCGGGTGCAGCGCGCCGTCGCCGGGCGCGAGTTGCGCGCGCTCGACCAGCCCGCCCCGATCTGGACCTGGACGCTGACCTATACGCTGCTGCGCGACGGCTCGGGCTACGACGAGCTGCGCACGCTGATGGGGTTCTTTCTGCAGCAGCAGGGCGCGTTCCAGCCGTTTCTGTACCGCGACCCGAGCGACAACAGCGTCGCCGGCCAGGTGCTCGGCACCGGGAACGGCAGCGCCGCGGCGTTTCAGCTCGTGCGCTCGATGGCCGGATTTGCCGAGCCGATCACCGCGCCCGATGCGGTCGGCGCCGTCTATTTCAACGGCGTGCGCCAGAGCGCCGGGCTCTATTCGGTCGATCCCGCCAGCGGGCTGGTGAGCTTCGCCACCCCGCCGCCGGCGGGAGAGAGCGTCACCGCCGACTTCACCTATTACTTCCGCGTCCGCTTCAGCGACGATTCGGCCGAGTTCGAGAATTTCATGTACCGGCTTTGGTCATTGCGCCAAGTCAAGCTGGTGTCGGTGCTGCCATGAGGCCGGCCACGCCCGCGCTGGTGGACTACCTGGCGCAGAACGACAGCTTCGTCATCACCGATCTCTACGCCTTTGCGCTGCCCGGCGGGACGGTGCTGCGCTATTCCGGCGGCGCCGCGGCGCTGACCGTGCCGGGCACCGCCTTCCCCGCCGGCAGCCTCAACTACGACGCCGCCGGCTACACCAGCTTTGCGCTGGGGCCGCGCTTCGGCCGCTCGACGGTGACCACCAAGATCGGGGTCGAGCCGACCGAGCTCGACCTGACCGTGTTCGCCGGGGCCGACGACAAGGTCGGCGATTTCACCTTCGCCGAGGCGGTGCGGCTCGGCGAGTTCGACGGCGCCACCGTCGAGCTCGACCGCTTCTTCGCCCCGCCGGATGCGCCCTCGTCCGTGGCGCTCGGGGCGATCATCTGGTTCTACGGCATCGTCGCCGACGCCGATGTCGGGCGCAGCCGCATCGACATCAAGGTCAAGTCGCTGATCAACCTGCTGGCCTTGCAGCAGATGCCGCGTCGGCTCTACCAGGCGCCGTGCACCCATGTGTTCGGCGACGCGATGTGCGGCTTCGACCGCAACAGCCTCGCCGCCACGGTCGCCGCGCTTGCCGGCTCGAACCAGGCGGCGATCGTCACCGCGCTGGCGCCGAACCCGCCGACCCTGTTCAACCAGGGCACGATCGCGGCGCTGTCCGGCGCCAATGCCGGACAGACCCGGACGATCGCCCAGCTCCTCGACGGCACCGCCTATCTGCTGAAGGCGTGGCTGTATCCGGTGGCGGCGGGCGATACGTTCCGGCTGCTGCCGGGCTGCGACCACACGCTGGCGACCTGTCGCGACACCTTCGGCAATCTGGCCCATTACGGCGGGTTTCCCTTCATCCCGCCGCCGGAACTGGCGGTGTGAGATGAGCGGGGCGGAGGCGAGGGCGGCGGTGGTCGCCGAGGCCGAGCGCTGGCTCGGCACCCCGTTTCACCACCAGGGTCGGGTGCGCGGCGCCGGCGTCGACTGCGCGATGCTGTTGGCCGAGGTCTACGAGCGCTGCGGCCTCGTCGCGCATGTCGATCCGGGCTATTACCCGCCCGATTGGCACATGCATCGCGACGCCGAGCGCTATCTCGATCGGCTGCTCGCCCATGGCCGCGAGCTCGACGGTCCGCCGCTGCCGGGCGACGTTGCGGTATTCCGCTTCGGCCGCACCTTTTCGCACGGCGCCATCGTCGCCGCCTGGCCGCGGGTGATCCACGCCTACTGGGCGGTCGGGCGGGTGGTGTGGGGCGACGCGACGCTCTATCCGCTCGCCGGGCGGGCGGTGAAATTCTTCCGGGTGATCGATGACTGACCGCGCGGACACCGGCAAGGGCGGCGGGCCGACCCCGTTCGTCAACGCCTTCGACCATCCCCAGCTCGGCTCGCTGCGCTACAACACCAGCCAGGCGGGCAGCCCGATCGCGCTGTGCTACGGGACCCACCGGGTCAGCGTCAACGTCGTCGAATTGTGGGGCTTCGCCGCCTCCGGCGGCGGCAAGGGCGGCAAGGGCATCGGCGCCGCCGGCGGCAAGAAGGGGGCGAACCAGAACTACGCGATCAACGCCGCCTTCGCGCTCTGCCAGGGGCCGGTCTCGTTCACCGGCTCGACCTTCGGCGGCGCCGCCGGCAACCGCATCTGGGCGAATGACGGGGTCGCCACCGGCCTCGCCAGCGTCGGGCTCAACGGCTACGCCGGCGGCGACGGCCAGGCCCCCGACCCGGTCTTCGCCAGCGGCGACACCAACCAGCCGGTAATCGGCTATTCCGGCACCGCCTACGTCACCGGCACGCCGCTGCAATTGGGCTCGGCGCCGGCCCTGCCGAACGTGTCGTTCGAGATCACCGGGTTCTGCGCCGGCACCTGCGGCGCCACCTTTCCCAACGACGCGCGGCCCGACCTGATCGTCACCGACCTGTTGACCAATCCGCGCTACGGCGCCGGCTTTCCCGCCGCGCATCTCGATGCGGCGGCACTCGCCGACTGGGGCAATTACTGCCAGGCGGCCGGGCTCGCGATGTCGCTGCTGCTCGACCGCCAGCAGCCGGCGGCGCGCTGGCTCGACGAGATTGCCGCGCTGACCGTCTCGGCGGTGGTGTGGTCGGGCAACAGGCTGCGGGTGATCCCCTACGGCGACCAGCCGCTCGCCGCGTTCGGCGCCAGCTGGGAGCCCGACCTGACCTGGCGATACAGCCTCGGCGACGACGATTTCCTGCCGTGGAGCAGCGGCGCCGGCGCCAGCGACCCGGTGCTGCTGACCCGCAGCGACCCGGCGCAGGCCGCCAACTGGCTGTCGATCGAATACATGGACGCCAACAACAGCTACAACCCCCAGATCATCGCCGTCTTCGACCAGGGGCTGATCGACCGCTACGGGCTGCGCACCCAGCCTTCGGTGCAGGGCCACGAATTCACCAACGGCGGCAGCGCCGCGGCCTCGGCGCAGCTCCAGCTCCAGCGCGGCGCCTATGTCCGCAACACCTACAAGTTCAAGCTCGGCTGGAAATACTGCCTGCTCGAGCCGATGGACATCGTGCTGATCAGCGACGCCACGCTCGGCCTCGCCGGCGCGGCGGTGCGGATCACCGCGATCGAGGAGGACGACAACGGCGAGCTGACGGTCACCGCCGAGGAAATCCCCGGGGTGACGCCGTAGCATGAGCGGAACCATCACGCCGATCGGCGTCGGCACCGCCGTCGCCCACCGGAAGCAGGTGAGCGCCGGGGCGCCGCTCGACCCGCTCGTCGATCCCGGCGACACCAACGCGCCGATTCTGTTCGAGCCGCCGCCGGGACTCACCGCCGGCAGCAACGAGGTGTGGATTATCGCCACCGGCGGCCCCGACTGGGGCGGCTGCCAGATCTGGGTATCGAGCGACGGCGACACCTTCGCCTATGCCGGCACCGCCTATCGCGGCGGCCGCCAGGGGGTGCTGGCCGCGCCGCTGCCGGCCGCCGCCGACCCCGACACGGCCGACACGCTGTCGGTCGATCTCGGCGAAAGCCAGGGGCAGCTGCTGTCGGGGACGCGGGCCGACGCCGACAACGCGGTGACCCTGTGCTACTGCGGCGGCGAGCTGATCGCCTACCAGACGGCGACGCTGACCGGCCCGTACCGCTACAGCCTGTCTTATCTGCGGCGCGGCCTCTACGGATCGCCGGTGGCGGCGCACGGCGCCGGCGCCCAGTTCGGCCGCTTCGGCCCGAACGACCCGTCGCTGTTCCGCTACGCCTATCCGCCGAGCTTCGTCGGCCAGACGATCTTTCTGAAGCTGCCGGCCTTCAACATTTTCGGCCAGGCGCTGCAAAGCCTCGCCGAGATCGCGCCGTACAGCTTCTCGCTGCTCGGCACCGGCAGCAATCCGCTCGACAACCCGGTGCTGTCCGGCATCGCCGGCGGCTTCGGCGAGGATTGGGGCAGCGCCGGCTCCGGGGTCATCGCCGCCGCCGATCTCGCCTCGGTCGCGGTGGCGACCGGGCTGACGGTCAATCTCGGCACCGTGGCGTAAGGACGCAGCGCCCATGTCACACACCCAGGTCCAATGGGCCCGCGGCACGTCGGCCCAGGTGGCCGCCTATACCGGGCCGCTCGGCGAGATCGTCGTCAACACCGACGATTTCACCCTGCATGTGCAGGACGGCAGCACCCCGGGCGGGCACCAGGTCGGCGGCGGCGCCGGCGCGAATTACTCGTACCAGACGCCGACCAGCGGGGCGACGCTGACCGCGCCGGCGTTTCTCGCCGCCTATGTCATCGACCCGGCGGCGAGCCTGGCGGCGCTGACCGTGGTGACGCCGCCCGGCGCCAACGATGGGCAGCTCTTCGAGATCTCGACGACGCAGACGATCGCCGCGCTGACCGTCTCGCCGGCTTCGGGTCAGACGGTCAAGGGCGGCAGCCTGATGCTGACCGCGAACGGCGGCGCCGGCTGGCGCTACATCGCCGCCACCAACACCTGGTATCGGAGGTTCTGATGCGGCGCATTCTTGCGGCGCTCGCGCTCGTCGCCGGCGCCGGCGCGGCGCAGGCGCAGACGACGGTGTCCGGGCCGATCACCTTCGGCACCGTGTTCAGCGTGTCGGGGGCGGGAACCGTGTCGATCGCCCCGGGCGGCATCACCGGCACGATGCTGGCGAGCGGGATCGCGCTGCCAAGCGCCACCCTGTCGGGGACGACGACGCTGCCGGGCTCGGGCCAGATCACCTCCGCCGGCGCGCTCGGCCTCGGCGCCGCGCCGAACTCGATTCTGTCGGTCAACGCCAACAGCGCCGGCGCAACCGCGGCGTCGGTTACCGGCGGCGGCGTGATCGCCAACCTGATCGGCGCCAACGCCGCCTCGGCCCGGCTGCTGATCGACGGTTTCGGCGGGCCGGCGGTGATCCTCGGCCGCCGTGCGGATGGCACCTACGCCGCGCCGAGCGCGCTCGCGGCCGGCGACGTGATGCTCAACTTCAACGCCTTCGGCTACGGCGCCACCGGGTATTCCTCCGGCGCGCGGGCGGCGATGCAATATCTCGCCGACGAGAACTGGAGCGACACCAGCCAGGGCGCCCGCATCGCATTTCTGACCACGGCGAACGGCACGACTGCGGCGCCGACCGAGCGGATGCGCATCGCCAATAACGGGTTTGTCGGCATCGGCGGCATCGCGCCCAACTACCTGCTGCAGATCGACGGCGGCGCGAGCAACGCCGCGGTGGTCCAGTTCACCAATTCGACGACCGGCGCGACCGCCGGCGACGGCGCCTATATCGGCCTGCTCAGCGGCGGCAGCGATCTGTGGATCGACAACCAGGAGAGCGGGGCGGTGAAAATCCTCGCCGCCGGCATCGAGCAGGCGCGCTGGGACGGCGGCGGCGGGTTCTATCTCGCCAACCTGCCGGCGACGCCGGGCGGCAAGCAGCCGATGTGCATCGATGCGACCTCGAAACAGGTCTATCGCGGGAGTGCCGGGGCATGCTGAGGCTCGCCGCCGCCTTCGGGCTGATCCTGCTGCCGCTCGCCGCGGCGGCGGGCGGGGAGCGCACGATCGACATGACCGTCGCGCTGCACGACGAATTCGGCCGCCCGGCCAAGGACACGCTGGCCGCGGCCAAGGACGACCCGGACTGCGCCCGGTGCCCGCCGCTGACCCTGGGGCGGGCCTGCGCCCACGCGCTGTTCGCCGCCTA